ACACAAAAGTTTGTGCTAATTTATTCCAAGCAGCAGCAATTATATTATAAATCATTCCTCCCATCCAATAGAACACTCCAACAATAAGACCTGTTGCAGAGACTGCTTTACCTGTAATTTTGTTAAATACTGCCACAACACCATATATAGCTGCAATAACTAAAGCAATTCCAGCTATAATCCAAGTAATTGGACAAGTCAAAATAGCTAGATTAAGTCCTGTTTGTGCAGCAGTAGCTTGTGCTAAGGCTACGCTAACTGCTCCTAACATTGTTTGTTTGGCAAGAAGTGCTAAATTGTAAATAGTAGCAATCCCTGATGCAATAGCTGTTTTTACTGCTATAAATCCCATAACTAATTTATATGCTGTTAGTAATCCTAAGACTGTAACTAAAATTGGTTGAATAGGTCCCCATATTTCATAGAGGACAGTTCCCACCATAGATATCCCTTTTATAAGCCAATTTATCATAACAAAAGCTTTATTTATAAAAGATGAAACTCCATCTATAAAACCTTGAAACCTTTCACTATTAAAAATACCACTCATTGTACTACTAATACTCATAAATGAATTAACAGCATTACTTTTTATTTGAGTAACAACATCTCCAAATGTCATTGGAATTGAATTAAATTTAGTGTTAATTTCATCTGACATTGCGAATACTGCATTTTTTATTACATCAGATGTAATCAATCCCTCTTTACTCATATCTTTTAATTCTCCTATAGACTTTCCTGTATATTTACTAATTGCTTGAGCCAATAAAGGAGCATTTTCCATAATACTTCTAAATTCATCTCCTTGTAATTTTCCAGAAGCCATCGCTTGAGTTAATTGATACATTCCTGATGTTTGTTCAGATGTTGTCGCCCCTCCAACTTTAAAAGATTTAGCCATTAATTCAGAAAATTTTACAGTCTCCATATTGCTATTAAATGCTTGTGGAGCTAATAAACCTAACTTAGAAACTACATTTGCCGTATCTAAGAAACCTGCTCTTGAATTTTTAGCAGATTGAAATATAGCTTGTTGTAGTTGATCTGTTGTTTGTTTTCCATCATTTATCATATTTAATCTTGCTGTTGTTTGAGAAATATTATCTGAAACATCTAATCCCATTCTTACAGTTTGTATACCTGCATAGAGTCCTATAAAACTTTTTATTTTCCCATATAAAGAATTAGCTTTATCAACTCCTTTACTTAAAGCAGTATTAAATTTATTTTGCTCAACAACATTATCTTGTATTCTTTTCTGTATATTTTTTTCTATTTCATTTAATTGTGCTCCAGCTTGTACTATCATAGTTTGAGCATTAGCTAATCTACTAGTATCAATACTAACATCTGTATTATTAACATTTTGTAAAGCTACAATAGTTGTATTTATAGCACCAACGATATTATTTAAAGGAGTGGACATTGCATCCATAAGCATTATAGAACCTTGTATCGTTGACATTAATCCACCTCCATTATTTCTTACTAGCTTCTTTTTCAGCTTGAATTCTTATCTGAATACTTGCCATTATAAATGCTTGTTCTTCCTTTGGAAGTTCCAAAAACTTACTAGGCAATATATGGAACTTGTGGAGGCAATAGTAAAGGATATTAGCCTCACTATCGCCCCCATTTATTAGTTTTTTGCTTCTTCAGTTAAATCTTCAAGTGTTTTAAATCCATTGATTTTTTGAACTTCTGAAAATAAGTCTTGAAACTCTCCTGGAAGTAACATAGCTGTCAATAAGTCAGGCTTGTTTTTTACTCCATAGCTATCTTGTAATTCTTGATTTTGTAAATCTGGAAAGACAACACAAGCAGCAATTAGCATAGAAGAATACTTATTAGAATCTAATTGAGGGAATAATTGTCCTTTTTTTCCTTTTAATTCTTTAATTTCAGTATTAGCTTCTCTTAATATTTGATCTTCCTGTGCTGTTAAAGGTCTTATTTCCCATTCAACAACTTTTCCATCTTCATCTTTAAATCTTTCAGAAACTGCTACTTTTTTATTTTCTTTTTGTACTGCATTTTGTTTTAAGAATACTTCCATATTTGTCATTTTTCATCACTCCTTATATCATGCCTTCTAAAATATTAAATGGATTCTTAACTATAAATTTCTCAAAAGTAAACTTTATTTCTTCATCTAAATACTCTGCTCCAGCATCAAATTTAGATAAGATTCCACCATCAGTATTGCAACCTTGGTAAAGGATAGTTTGTCTACCAGCTTTTGAAGTGGGATCTTCATTAGAAACTTCTATTTCAAAGAAAATATCCTCTCCAGTATTTTGATACTTTTCCAATAATTCTCTAAAAATTGGAGCATTATAGTGAACTGTCATAGTTCCACTACCTTTACCACCAACAGATTTATTTCCTTTACTTACTTTACCTAAAATAGGTACTTCAGTTTTTGTTTTTTCGTAACTTGCTTCAAATTTAATTGCTGTCATTAAATTATATCTTTTTCCTTCTAATGTAACATAGCATTCGCCTAAGCTACCTGATACAGCATCTTTAGCATTCATTGTTATCATATCTGCCATTCTCTATCTACCTCCTATTGAACAATAACTGTCATATAAAGAATTTCCATACAATTTACAGGATTAACTGGATCCGTAACAACTACTGATTTTTTAGTTAAACCTTTCTCAACTTTAACTTTTTTAGGATCAAAATCTTCAAGTGCTTCTATTCTTTCAAGTTCTTGATGATGTGCAACTATGTCTTTCCATAATCCTTCTCTTCCAGGATTATTATTTCTGCTCTTTCCAGAATGTTTTCTGTTAAACATTAAAGCGATATCATTTCCTATTTGATCTAAAATTCTTATAGTTTGATTTGATTGGAAATCATCATTTTTATAAATAGTTATTGATGTATAACTATTTATATCAGTCAACACATATGGTTCTCCAACATTGTTATGAAATAATAATTGTCCTGCTTTTATTCCATTTATTAATTCAGATTGAGTAAACTTAGTATCAACTATAAAATCTCCGTCATATTTTGTATTTGTTAAAGTTGCATTTACTTCACAACTTGCTTCAGCACCTGTTAACCAATAAACTAATGATTGTTCTGGAGCTCCTTCATCTTTAACTTTATTTTGCAGATTTATTACTCCTTCATAATCTGCTGCATATCTATATACAACACATTGAAGTTTAACACCAACTTCATCTCTCATTCTCTTAGTCCATTGAACATATAACTTCTTTATTACTTCATCTTTAGAAGTACATCCAATAGTATTGAAAGAATAAGATTCAGCTAAATCTAAAAACTTTTGATGTTCAGCACCAGTTACAGTAGTTAAGTTAGCCCCATTTGATAATTTAGTTCCAGCAGTATCAGTAAGCTGAGCTGCTTTTTTAAATGTAACATAATCATTATCAATTAATTCAGAAGCATTGGCAACAGTCTGAGCATCTACTTTCTTTGCTCCTAACATAGTAATAACATCTTTTTTACTAGGTTCATCTATATTAGTCTTAACTATAATAGTTATGTCATTCCCTCTTGTTCCACTGTATTTAGCAGTCGCATAATCATTATTTGCTTTAACACCATTACCATTTAATCTATAAAGATAAACAGTTTTAGCTTTCATAAATAAATCTCTTAAAGGTTTCATTTTTTCATCTGTATAATCATATCCAAAAAGTTTCATAGTATCTTTTTGAAAATCACTATTCTCAACTTTAAAAATGTCGCCATCTACTCCCCAATCAAGTTCAGTAGCAATAGCAGCAAAACCTCTATCAGATATATTTACTGTTGCTCTTGAAGCAGAAACGAAGTTTATATATGCTCCTGGTAAAACTTTATTTTGAGTTAAAAAAGTTCCTCCACCATTCATTATTGAACCTCCTTATTCATAAATTCTTCTATAATTTCATCTATCCTTGAAAAACTATATTCTTCATCATCTTTTAATAAAACATTCAATATATCTTTTCTATTTGAATATTTTTTGCTTGCGATAATTTGTTCTTTTGAATATAGAACTTCATCATCTTTTTTTGTTTTAGTTGCCATTACTCCCTCCTATCTGGTTTTACATCTGTTTTTAATTCTTCCATAAATGGTTCTTCTTCTCCTACTTTTCTTACAAATGGCTTGAAAGTTACAAAGTAATGAAGATTTCCATCTATAAACTGTGAATTTCTATCTAAACCTCTCAATAAATCTCCTTCTTCAGTTTTAATAACTTCCAAAGTATTATTTAATTTTTGAGCCACTTCCATTAATTCCCAATTGTCATCCTCATTCTTAGGAAAATACTGAATATCTAAATCTATTTTTTGTTTATATCTATTACCTAATACTTGTTTTTCATTAGGATTTAATAGTTGAATAAAAAAGCAAGGCTCTTCAAAACCTTGCTTAATCTTATTTACATATATTTCTACTTCTGGAAATGTTTTCTCAAGAGTATTAGATATAGCACTTA